ACATGGCGCCGATCGGCGACGAGCGCATGAACACCAACCAGGACGCCTTCGTGCAGCTCATGGGCTTCGCCGGCAACCTCACCATGAACAACGCCTTCCTGCAGGGCGTGTTGTTCGCCTAAGTCGAGAAAGGATCAACTCCAATGACCATCGCAACTTCCCAGACCGATCGTCTTGGCGCGAACCCGTTCGTCGTCGAAGGCCCGATCGTTTCCGGCTCCGGTATTCCCGGGCCGAACTTCGCCCTCGGCGCGGTTGCCGGCGGCGACCGTGAATCCGAATGGGTCTATTGCCAGCTCGTGCTGGCCTCGCAGACGACCCTTCAGCCCGGCCAGTGGTTCCAGTGGACCCGGGATTATGTCGCCTCGCTGCTGACCACGGCCGCTGCCGTCGTCGGCCAGCGCTGCGGCATCTTCTCGGGCGCCGCCCAGCCGCCGACGCTGACCGGCGGCCCGGTCGGTGCCATCTCGCTTGCACCAGGCACCTATTACCTCTGGCTGCAGCGCAACGGCCAGGCGCCGTCGCAGGTGGCGACCGCCACGGCGGCCCTCGTCGTTGCCGAAACCACCACCACGGCAGGCCAGGCGAGCGCCCCGGCCTCGGCCACGGCAACCACCAAGGCCATTGCCAACGTCAACTTTGCGGCGGCCAACCAGACGTTCACGGCAACCACGGTCAACGGCTCCAACCTGCTGACCAGCCTGTCCGGCCTCAACGCCGGTTCCGGCCCGTTCATCGGTGCAGCTGTCGCGGGCACCGGGATTGCAGGCGGCACGACGATCTCGGGCATCACCTACAACCCGAACGGCGTCATCCAGAGCATCACCCTCTCGGCCAACGCCACCGCCAACGGCACCGGCGTCACCATCACCGCGACGGGCGTGCTCGAGGCGACGCTGATGCGTCCGTTCCTGTCGAAGGTGAACTAAATCACGTCAACCAACGGGCGCTTCGGCGCCCGTTCGGACTGCTGCTTCTCTTTTGTCATCCGTGGCCTGCCCCTCATCCGGCTGCCGCCACCTTCTCCCCGCTTGCGGGAGAAGAGACATGCCGCGACCCCGGGTGAGGGGCAGCCACCGGCACGACATCACAGCGGGCGCTTCGGCGTCCATCCCACTTTTCCCCGCCATCAACAGCGAGACACACCATGCCCGACAACAGCACCGGAATTTATGCCTCCTTCAGCCTCGAACCGGTCGAGCAGACCTTTCTGACGGAGAAGGAAGGCCGGCCGATTTTCGCTGACAAGGAATTCGTCCGCATCTTCATCTCAGGCGACAAGCACACCGAAGTCTATCGCGAGGTTACCGAAAACGACAAACAGCGCTTTTCCGACGCTTATAAGCGCTTCAAGGAAGGCGCGGCCGCCCGCGAGCAGCTGACCGGAACGCCGCTGGCGCAATGGCCCTATCTCAAGCCCAGCCAGATCAAGGAGCTGGAGGCGGTCAATATCTATACCGTCGAGCAGCTCGCAGCGCTTTCCGACACCGTCAAGCAGAAGGTCGGCATGGGGGCGAACGAGCTCGCCGCCGCCGCCCGGGCCTATCTTGCCACCGCCGAAAATTCCAGCGCGGCCTCGGCCTTTGCCGCCGAAAACGAACGGCTGAAGGGCGAGGTCACCCGCCTGCAGGAGCAGATGAAGGAGATGGCCTCCCGTTTCGAGGCGCTCGAAAACGAACGCCAGGGCAGCGGCCAGGGCAACAAGTCCCGCGGCCGCGTCGCCGCCTGAACCGGAGATCCCGTGCATGTCGCTCTTGACCATCATTCAGAACGTCTGCGCGGAAATCGACCTCGATCCGCCGACGGCCGTCATGTCCTCGGCGGATCCGCAGATCATGCAGCTGCGCATCCTCTCCACCCGCGCCGGCCGCGACCTGATGCGCGAGCATGATTGGTCCACACTCCTGGTCGACAGGCAATTCACCGCGACCGGCGCTAACCCCGAGCCGACTGAGCCGCCCGCCGACTGGGACCGCTTCGCCACCAATGCGAGGATCTGGAACGCTTCGCGCCTCTGGCAGCTCAACGGCCCCGTCGAGCCGCAGACCTGGCAGCGCCAGACGATCCTGAACGCGAACCCGGTGCCGCAGATCTGGCGCATGTCGGGAGGCAAGCTCGACATCTACCCCAACGCCTCAGGCGAGACGATCGGATACGAATATATCTCCGGCTTCTGGGTGGCGGTGAACGGCGGGGCGACTTATGCCGGCAACTGGGCGAACGATACCGATACGGCGCGTTTCCCCGAAGACCTTCTCGAACTCTCGCTGATCTGGCGCTGGAAGCGGGCCAAGGGCCTCGATTATGGCGAGGAGATCGCCAGTTTCGAGCGATCCAAGGAAGCCGCCATCGGCGCCGACCGCGCCGCAAGCGCCGTCGACCTCTCGCTGCCGGTGAGGGGACAGACGCCGGAGAATTACTGGCCGGGCACAATTACGGTGGCCAACCCATGACACGCAGACCTGTTCCTCCAAACGGGCGCACCCGCCGCGTTTCGCCAAGCAAAGACTGGATCGCGCCGATCGGCGGCTGGCGAACCGATGTCGAGATGGCAGATATGCCTGCGGATGCGGCGTTTCAGCTCGACAACTTCTTTCCCGAGGCCAACCGGGTGCGCGCCCGCTATGGGTCGCTCGCCTTTTCCACCGGCCTCGGCGGCGACGTGCAGACGGTCATTCCCTATTCGGGCGCCACCAACCGGCTTTTTGCCGCAGCCGGTGACAAGATATTCGACGTCACTGTCGGCGGCGCCGTCGGTGCGCCTGTCGTCTCCGGCATGGCCAGCGCCCATTGGTCAGTGCAGCAATATACCAACCCGGCCGGCCAGGAGTTCCTGCGTCTCGTCAACGGCCTCGACACGCCCTTGCTCTTCAACGGCACCGCCTGGACGAACAATTTTCTTGTCGGCACAGCAACACTTGCCACCCAGAACGTCGCCGTTCGCAACACGCCCTACATGCTGAGCTTCTTCGGCACCGGCTCCGTCACGCTTTCCGGCGCCTTCACCGGCACGCTGAACGGAACTGGTATCAACAACCGGGTGTCGCTCGCCTTCACGCCGGCGGCCGGCACGCTTGTCGTCACCGTTTCGGGCTCGGTCATCAATGCGCAGCTTGAAAAGGGCGCGGTCGTGACACCTTACGTGCCCTCGACGATGATCACGGGCATTTCGGACGCCTCGCTGCTGATCGCGGTGACGGCCTATCGCTCGCGTCTGTGGTTCATCGAGAAGAATTCGACCAATGTCTGGTATCTCGCCACCGATGCCGTCAGCGGCGCGGCGACGGTTCTGCCGGTCGGCGGCAACATGAAATATGGCGGCACGCTGGTTGCGATCAACGTCTGGACCATCCCCGTTTCCACGGGTCTGCAGCAGTGCCTGGTGCTGATCTCCTCGGAAGGCGAGGTGATCGTCTTCCAGGGATCGGATCCTTCGAGTGCTTCCAATTGGGGCCTGATCGGCACTTTCAAGCTCGGCCGGCCGCTCGGCACCGATCGCTGCCTGCTCTCCGTCGGCGCCGATCTGGCGATCATGACGACGGATGGCATCGTGCCGATCAGCAAGGCGGTGCAGCTCGATCGCGGCGCCACCAGCCTCGGCGCGATTACCGCCAAGATCGGCCCGACCTGGCGCGAGACCGTGGCGGCGATCGGCACGACGTCCGAGGAATGGCAGCTTTCGAGCTTTCCGGCGCGGCAAATGGCGATCGTCAACCTGCCGTCCTCCTTCGGCCCCTATCAATATGTCATGAACACCGAAACCGGGGCCTGGTGCCGCTTCGTCGGCATGCCGGCCTCCTGCTGGGCGACATGGCAGGACCGGCTGTTCTTCGGCAGCGCCGACGGCACGGTCCGTGAGGCGGAAACCGGCGCCAACGACAATGGCGTGGCGATCGATGCGCTGATGGTCGGCGCCTGGAGCCGCTACGGCGACGGGCTCTCGACCAAGCTCTCGAAGCTGATCGGGGTGACGGCGCAGATCGGGGTGTCGACGCTGATGTATGCCGGGATCTCCGTGGACTATCAGACCAAGATTCCGACAGCCCTTCTGTCCTCGGTCGAAAACAATGCTGCGGCGAAATGGGGAACGGCGATCTGGGGTGTCGCGAAATTCCCCGGCATTTCGCTCGTCCGAAAGTTTGCCTCCGCAGGGGGCGCGGGTTCGGCGCTCGCGCCGACGATCCGCGCGCTGATCTCCGGTTCATCGGGCTCCGTCTCCGAGGCGGCGGTGATCGGCGGCTCCGTGCTTTATGAAAAGGGCGCGCCGATTTGATCGTCTCCGAACCGCGCGAGGAGATCGCGGCCTGGGTCGGGGCCAGGATCGGCGTCACCTTTGATCCGCCTTACACCACGCTCGCCCATGTCGACCGCAGCCGGATCATCGCCGGCTTCGTCTTCAACGTCTGGACCGCGCATGACGTCGAGGTTTCGCTGGCCGCCGACCGGCTGACGCTGACGCTGATGCGATCGGTCTTTCACTACGTGGTTCGCCAGCTCGGCTGCCGCCGGGCAACCGCAAGGACCCGCGCCGACAACATCGAGGCCCAGACGGTTCTGGCCCGGCTCGGCGCCCGTCTCGAAGGCCGCCAGCAAGCCTATTTCGGCGACTGCGACGCGCTGCTTTACGCAATCATGAAAGAGGATTTTCCCTATGGTCTCCACGCCGAAGGCCCCGAAGGCGCCTGATCCGACCCAGACCGCAGCGGCGCAGACGGCCACCAACGTCGACACCGCCATCGCCAATGCGGGCTTGAGCCACACCAACCAGTACACGCCTGATGGTTCGCTGGAATACAAGATCAGCGGCTACCAGACGATGAAAGACCAGACCGGCAAGACCTATCAGCTGCCGACCTATTCGGCCTATCAGACCTATTCGCCTGAGAATCAGGCGATCTACAACCAGTCACAGCAAACCCAGCTCGGGCTGGCGAAGCTCGCCAACCAGCAGACGGCCAAAGTCTCCGGCATCCTCGGAACGAACGTCGATCTCAGTTCGGGCAACGTTGACAAATACGTCAACGATCACTGGCAGTCCGGCTTCAACAACCATTGGGACCGCGACCAGGCGAGCCTCGATCAGAGCCTGGCCGACAAGGGCATCTCGATGGGCTCGGCCGCCTACAACAACGCCATGCGCGATTTTTCGACGCGCAAGCAGGCCGCCTCCGACCAGTATCTCGGAGACATGTATTCCAATGCCCAGAACTCGATCCTGACCGAGCGAAACCAGCCGCTGAACGAGATTTCGGCGCTGATGTCGGGCTCGCAGGTCCACCAGCCGAGCTATGTCAACACGCCGACGACGCAGCTGCCGACTGTGGATCAGGCCGGGCTGATCAATGAGAACTACAATCAGCAGATGGGTCAGTACAATCAGCAGCTCGCCAAGTCGAATGCGGCGATGGGCGGCCTCTTCGGGCTTGGCGGCTCGCTGCTCGGTGGCTGGGCTATGGGATCAGACCGGCGGCTGAAGGAAAATATCAAACGTGTCGGCACGCTTGATAACGGCCTGCCGGTCTACGCCTTCCGATACAAGAAGGGCGGCCCGGTGCAGATCGGCCTCATGTCGGATGATGTGCGCGAGGTTCACCCGGAATCCGTGTTCGAAGATGCCGATGGGTTCGATCGCGTCGATTATGAAAAGGCGGTGGTGTAGTGGGCTTCTTATTCTCCGGCGATACCGGCAAGACGCAGGGCGAGCTTAGCGACCAGCGCAAGCGGCTGGCTTACGCCATGCTGCAGCAGGGCACCGATACGAGCCCGATCCAATCCCCATGGGAAGGCGTCGCGCGGCTTGCCGAGGGCGGGCTCGGCGGCTTGGCGATCCGCCAACAGCGGCAGGAGCAGCAGGCAGGTGCCGGTCAAGGTGCCGCCGTTCCGACAGACCAGCCTTCCACATCAGCGCCGGCCTCTCCCGGCTTGCTGTCGTTGCTCTTCGGCAGCGGACCGATGCGCCGGACCGGCGGCTAGCATCAGGCGCGTCGGCACGCTGACAGCGGCCTGCCGGCCAACGCCTTCAGGCACAAGGACGACGGCCCGACCCAGATCGGCCTGATGTCCGACGATGTGCGTAAGATTCATCCAGACGCGGTGTTCAACATCCAGACGATTTCGACCGCGCCGACTACGAAAGGGCAGTGGACCAATGTCATTAGCGTCATTCATTTCCGGCGGCGATACCGGCAAGACACAGGGCGAGATCAGCGACCAGCGCAAGCGGCTGGCGCAAGCCATGCTGGAGCAGGGCATGGAGACAGGCCCGGTACAATCCCCCTGGCAAGGGGCTGCGCGTCTTGTCCAGGCACTCCTGGGCGGACTGGCGATCCGCCGGCAGGAGCAGCAGGTAAGCGGCGACGGCAGCGCGGCTCCGGCTGGCGACCCAGGCGACTTTCCCTTCGCGCCGCTGCCGGACAACGGGCCTGTTCCGCCGGAAAGACCCAATCTCGACCCGCTGATGACGACGGACGATCGCGGCCAACAGCCCATGGCCCCGGCCGCCCAGCCCGGCGTCGGTCTGTTCGCCCCGTTGCCCGACAACGGACCTATTCCGACGCTGCGGCCCTATCGCGACCCGATGGTCACGACGGATTATCGCCGGGAACAGCCCATGGCGGCCGGTCAGCCTGGCGACAATCCCTTCGGCCCGCTGCCTGACAACGGTCCCATTCCGACGCCGAGACCGGCGTACCGCGCCCCTGCGACATCGGCCCCTCAGCCCGTCGACGGTAATATCTTCGACGGCTTCATGCGTACGGTGAAGACCAAGGTCTCTAACCCCTATGGGCTCGCCGCCATCGCCTCGACGGGGCAGGCGGAAAGCAGCTTCTCGCCGAAGAGAGCGAACGGCTCCTGGTCCGACCCGAGCCAGAGCGGACAGCAGGGCACATCGGGCGGCATCATGTCGTGGCGCGATACCCGGCTGCAAAAGCTCTACAATTTCGCTGCCGCCAAGGGCGAAAGGCCGGGTGCGATCAGCCCGCAGACCCAGGCCGAGTTTTTCCTGCAGGAGGACCCTCAGCTGATCGCCAGGCTGAACGACGCAACCTCGGTCGGGGAAGCGCAGCGTCTGATGAACAATGCCTGGCGATTTGCCGGCTACGACAGGCCGGGGGGCGAGGCGGCCCGCAGGACCGAGCAGGCAAATAGCTTTCTGCCGCAGTTTCTGTTGGAACGCTTTGGCGATCCCATCGCGCCTGCCAACCCGCGCATTCCGACGTCGCGACCCTATCGTGACCGTGAGGTCACGACCGTCTATCGCCGCGAGCAGCCGATGGCGGCCGATCAGCCGGGCGACGAGAGCTTCGCTCCGCTGCCTGACAATGGCCCCATTCCCTCGCTGAGACCTGGATATCGCGACCAGCGGATGACGACGGACGAACGCCGCCAACAGCCCGCGGCGCCGGCTGCTGGCGGCGGGGCGGCCGGCGCCGCAAACGAGGGGGCAGAGCTTCAAACCATTCTGTCCGATCCCGTTCGTCGCGCCGAGTTGCCGCCCGGCATGCGCAACAACAATCCCACGAATCTCAAGTACGCCGGCCAGCATAGGCCAGGGATCATCGGCCCTTCCGAGAACACCGACCAGGGCGATCCGCAAGTCGTCTATGCCACGCCGGAAGCCGGCATGGAGCACAATTTCTGGCAGGTCATGAAGAAGTATCGAAAAGGCATGCTGACGCCGAATCAGATCATCGCTGGGGACGCCGGATGGACGCCTAACTCTTTTACTGCGGCCGCAAACATCGCGCGATCCATGGGCATCGACCCTGACGACGATCTTCGCCTGACCGACCCCGTCATGGCAAAGAAGTTTATGCGCGCCCTCATCACGCAGGAGCAGGGAACATCGGGCGCTCTTTATCCGGACAGCATGATCGAAGCGGCAATCGCGGCACAGCCCAAGGAGGCCGCTGCCAATGTGCCCGTTCCCACCCCCAGGCCGGAATATCCCCCGCAGATGACGACGGATGAACGCCGCCAGCAGCCGGCGACGGCGCCCCAGCAGCCCGGCGACGATCCCTTCGTTCCGCCCGACAAGGTGCCCGTTCCCACGCCGAGACCCAGCAGCCGCGATCGGCAGGCTGCAAGGGGCGCTCCCAGCCAGCAACCCGTCGACGCCGATGTCTTCAACGGCTTCATGGACACGGTAAAGAACGGCTATAAGCAGCGGGATGGATCGATCATCCAGGTCAGCAACCCTTATGGTCTGGCGGCCATCGCCTCGACGGGCCAATCCGAAAGCCAGTTCTCGACCAAGAGAGCCAACGGCTCCTGGTCCGACCCGAGCGCGAGCGGAAAGCCGGGCACCTCGGGCGGCATCATGTCGTGGCGCAATACCCGCCTGCAAGCGCTCTATAACTTTGCGGCTCAGAAGGGCGAAAAGCCGGGCGCGATCAGCCCGCAGACGCAGGCCGAATTCTTCCTGCAGGAGGATCCCCGCCTGATCGCCAGGCTGAACGCCGCTAAATCGCCGGAGGAGGCACAACGCCTCATGAACAGAGCCTGGGCTTTTAAAGGCTACGATGAGCCGGGAAACAAGGAGGTCGCCAACCGGCTCGCCAGAGCCAGGAGTTTTATGCCGCAGTACCAGACGGAGGGCGCCGCCGACCCCTTCGCTCTGCCTGACAATCCACCGATTCCGACGCCCTGGCCGGATTCTGGCAATCCGCGGGAGACGACGAACCGAGGTCGGAAACAGCCGGCGGCGGGCGCACTCGTGCGCGCACTCCTTGCACGGCAGCAAAATGGCCTGTGGTAGCCCAATTCAGGCTTCCGAGGGCAGCAACTCGTGAAAGCGCGCTCGGCGCCGGGCGCTGACACCTTGGCGCCGTCGGGCGGCCGACCAACGACTGCACAACACAAGGCCTCGCAATTCGCGGGGCCTTTTCTTTTGGAGAAGGCGAATGCCCAGAAACCCATCAACCGGCATCTATTCCAAACCCGCCGGGACGGCACCCTCTGTCGGTCAGCTTATCGACCCGGTGCCGTGGAATGCGCTGACCACCGACCTCGGCAACGAAATCACCAACTCGCTGCCTCGCGATGGTTCGGCGCCGATGGTCGCGCCAATCAAGGCGGCCGACGGCTCCGCTGCAGCGCCGGGCGTAGGGTTCGCCTCAAATCCGTCGACTGGTATCCATCTCAAGGCGGCCGGCGTAGGCGCACTGGTCGCTAGCGGCGTGGAAATAGCGAACTGGTCCGCGTCCGGCCTCACTGTTACCGGTGCTCTCAGCGGCGGCGTCAAATACGCTACCAAAAACGCCAACTATTCTGCGGTTGTTGCCGATGCAGGGACCGTCCTTCGGTTCACCGCCGCTGCTACTCTCACGCTTGCAGCCGCTGCGACGTTGGGGGCAGGATGGCCGGTCACTGTCGTTGCAGATGGCGGTGGGGTTACCATTGATCCTGTTGCATCGGAGACTATCAACGGGCTGGCGACCCTCATCGTGAAGAATGGCTCGACGGCCGAGATCGTTTGCGATGGAACCAATTTCTTCACGATCTTGCGAACGCAGCCGTGGGAAATGATCGGCGATTTCACGGTTGCTGCCTTGTCTGCGTCTTTGTCGGTTACTGATCTGTCGGCATATAGGAAGCTCCGAATCTCTAGCAACGTTACGCCAAGCGCGACCGCCCAGTTTTTCCTACGGACAAGCACGAACAACGGCAGCTCTTATGATAGCGGCGCAACGGATTATACGTGGCAGGTTATTTTAGGGAGGACTTCATCAGTCACGGCAGGCAGTGCGCAGGCTGCTGGCGTAGCATTATTTGCCAGCACTCCAGACGCCTCCAGTGCCGCCACTTTTGAAGTCATCATTGAGAATTTCAATAAGGCTGCGGTCATGCAGGCAATAGCAAACTCATTCAGCGTAAGTGGGGCATTGACATCTGTCGGGATGAGCGGGGGAGCACGAGTTGCTGCTACTGCAAGGAACGCCCTCCAGATCCTTCCTGCATCCGGGACGTTCAGCGGCCAAATTACAGTCGAAGGGATACGCGGATGATCAAGAACGTCAATGGCGCCGATATCGAAATGACCGCGGAGGAGATTGCTGCGTTTGAAGCCGGTCAGGCCAGCCTGAACAACCCGCCGCCGGTCGGTAGCGTCTCAGCCCGTCAATTCAAACTTCAACTCTTCGCGGTCGGCGTACTCGATACCGTCGATGCCTGGGTTGCGCAACAGCCGCGCGATGTCCAGATCGCTTATGAATATAGCGGCACCTTCGTGAAAGGCAGCCCGATGATGGCCGCCGGCTTCGCGGCGATGGGGTTCACTCCGCAGCAGATCGACGGCTTCTTTGCCGCCGCTGCGCTGCTGTAGTCTTCACCTTGGATATTTGTCTCGAAAGACAACGCCACTCTCCAGCCGCACAGCCCAATCGGGCGCATACTCAAACCTCACCGGAGAACTATAGGATTGCTCCACTGCATCTGCCCATCCGCCTCCGGCATTGAACCAAGGTCGCGGGGAAAGGCCGGAGGCGTAGATGTTTGACGTGACGAGGATGGCCACAGCAATAGCCCCGGCAATCTTCGGTATGGGTCCGCTTTCTCGAACGGCGGAAAGCCCGACAAGCAGCCAGATCACGCCCTGCACATACCAGTATCGATCGGCGACCAGGCCAGTAATAAAGATGTCGGTATCATGCCGGAATTTCGCTACAACGATTGCGGTCAGAAGAAGCGACGAGCCTATGAGGAGCGCTCTTTGAAGCTTGTGCGTCCCGAAGAATACAGAGATGACGCACAGCGCGATTGCCAATATGGCCACAAGGCCGCCGCCTGCCGACAACTCGAGAATTCGACCAAACAACCAGGCTGCATCGCTTCCGCCATGTGGCGTTGGGTTGTTTGGATAGAGCATCACCTCGATGAGTTGGATTGGCGCGCTCGCCACCGCGATCAGCGCCGGCGCGTTGATTTCGCGGCGCTTCAGGAAGTCATTGGCGAGCACGAAAAGATAAGCTGGCGCGAAAGCGATCGTAAACGGCCCGCTGGTTGAGGCCAGCAGGGCGAAAACTATTCCCTCGGCCTTGGATATACCACCCGCCCGGATCGCCAGCAAAAGAAGCGTCGGGGCGAGCAACCATTGCAGGTTTGTCACGCTGCCAATCGGCTCGACCCAGCCATTAGCCAGAACGAGCGCGGCGCCGGCCAAAATCCCGGCAAAACCGCCGATGCTCCGCGCGATGATCGACGCCGACCAGCCGGTGAAGAATAGCACAAAGAACAAGAACACTTCCGGTGCGTACCGTATTGGGAAGGCCAGAGACGCCAGGCTGATCAGTCTCGGGACAGTGTGCAGATACCCGGCATAAGATTGGAAAAGACTGAAAATGCCGTCGTGCTGGGCTTGTATGAGGAAAGCGTACAAATCCTCAGCCCAAAAACGTGCCGGCCAGATGTCTGGCGCGCGCAGATAGAGAATTGCGAGCGTGATGATGACTGATGCGATCCAATTCATAGGCCCGCTCTTATCAACGCGCGTATAGCGGGTAAAGCCCCCACCGCGTACCCGATTCATCCTTAACCGTTTTCGACAATCTGGAGATATCCATGACCCGCGAAGCATTCTACGCGGCGCTGCGGCGCCGTGGGAGTGGCGTATTCAGCGTTGGTCCCGCCAACCAAGCTTGGCAAGCGCACCTAGCGCTTCTCCATCAGGAACCACGTCAAGTCATCTGCCGGGAAAATGTCCCGATGGTAGATAAACCCATAGTCAACAAGCCTTAGGCTCGGGTATAGATCCATCATCTCCCCGGCGAAATCGCGCTTCCACAGCCTACCGTTATGGCCGCGATAGGAAACTTCGACCGGGCTCGGGTTGTAGTACTCGGCAACAAGCACATAGCGGCTGCTGGCTTCATAAAGGCGCTTATAGGCTACCGGCAGCATGTCAGGGTTCAAATGGATCAGAACCCCGGCAGTGAATGCCAGGTCTGTCGGCGCCCAATCGATGGGATCAAACAAGGAAGCATTGGCGGCGGCAATGTCGGGGATGACGTTTAATTGCTTGAAGGCGCTGCCGTTGATTTCGATGGCCTGAAACTCGGCGTTTGGAAGGAGATTTCGCAACGCCAGGATGTTCAACCCAATGTTGGCCCCTAACTCCCTGACCGATTGAACTCGATCAGTGTAGCGCAAGATCTTAGCAAACATGGCGGTCTTCGCTGCGACGACCGCCGGCCCTTGATTGCGGGAGATATAGTTATCTCCAAATTCGCCGGCCCAAAATTCTTCCTGTTCAGTTTCAAACATGATTGCTCTCCCACCGCGATGCGCAATTACCGCTTGGGGTTAGTGCATCATGCCTGAGATATCCAGTGTTAAATCCTCGCAACCTGGAGCCTCCCATGCGTCTCGCATCCGACTGGAAGCGCACGCTTCTCTATGCCTATTCCGTTAGGTGGTGGGCAGCGGCGTCGCTGATCATCCTCGTCGAGCCGTTCATTGGCCTCCTCGTCGATCTTTCCGACGATTGGAACCTCTACGTCCGTTTCGCCCTGCGGTCCCTCTCCGGGGTTTTCGGCCTTCTCGGCATCTGGGCACGCGTCATCAAGCAAAAGGAATTTGAAGATGGCCGGTAGGCTCAAGAAAGGCAGCGCTGCGGCCGCTCTGGCTGTTGCGCTGGTCGGCGGCTTCGAAGGGCTGAGGCAGAACGCCTATCCCGATCCGGCCACTCAAGGCCAGCCCTGGACGATCTGTTATGGCAGCACCAATGGCGTGAAGCCTGGCGACCATAAGACGGTGGAGGAGTGCAAGGCGCTCCTGGCGCTGGAACTGCAGACCTATGCGCGCGGCGTCGAAGGCTGCTTGCGCGTGCCCTTGCCGGATGCGCGCTTCGTGGCGCTGACCTCGTTTGCCTATAATGTCGGCGTCAAGGCCGCGTGCGGCTCCAGCGTCGTCAAACTCATCAACCAAGGCAAAACGGCCGAAGGTTGCGAAGCCCTCCTGAAGTGGAACCGCGCCGCCGGCATCGTCTTTCCGGGCCTTGTCAGGCGCCGGCAGAAAGAACGCGCCTTCTGCCTCGAGGGCATCTGATGTTCTCCATCCTCGACACGCTCAAGATGGGCGCCGGCATCGCCGCCGGCCTGCTGCTCTATCACCTATATGCCGTTTCGATCGGCTATCCCTCGGCGGGCCGGGAGGCGCGCGCCGGCTATGTGCTGCTGGCCGAGAAGGCTGCTGCCGATGCGAGGGCCGCCGAGATGGAGCGCCAGCGCAATGCGGCGTCGCTCGCCAGCGAAGAGCACCGCAAGCGCCTTCTGGCCGCGGAGGTGGCCGAGCAGGCGGCCAGAGACACACTCGAAACCGAGATCCAATCCTATGAGCTTCAGCGGGAAAAGAACCGCGCTTGCGCTGTCACTGCTGCTGATCGTCAGTGGCTGCTCCGCCACTGAGCGCTTGCGCAAGGCGGCGGTGGTGAAGGGGCAGGCGGTGGCCGGCGTAGCGCTGCCGCCTTTGCCCGATGATCTGCGCCGGCAGGAAGCGCTGCGCCTGTCGTGGAAGGCGAACCCGTCATCGCCATCCTCGCCCGCGAGCGGCAGGCGCTCGACCGCGCCAACGCCCGCCAGGGGCGCACCGTTCAATTCTACGATGACATCACCACCAGATATGCGCTACCAAAGCGAACGAACTGATCATTAGGGGTTGAGTGACTTAAGCCCGCGTTGCGGGTTTCCTGGGATTGATATGCGTGCATTAACTGATCCTTTGACGAGCGCCGCGGTTGCTTTAGCTGGGGCGACAATCCTGTCCACCGCATGGATGAGCTCTATCGCCTACGGCCCAATGCCGTTCTGGGATGCGTGGGAGGTTGCCAGTCTAAGCAGGTCTTGGGGCAAGCTTTGGTCATTGCACAATGAGCATATGATCACTTTCCCGCGCCTGTTCTACGGGCTGGACACCGTTATAGCGAACGGGACAGGGAAACTGAGCATACTATTTATATGGGTATTTCAGCTCACTTCGGCGATCCTGATTGCCCGTATGGCTCGCCTTCAAATGTGGGTAGCGATGCCTATCGTAATTTCTCTGATGTTTTGGGGTAGGCACCTGGAAAATCTGAGTTGGTCGTTCCAGGTCGGCTTCATGGGTCTGTGTTTTGTTGCTGTTCTCACCATGTGGCTGTTGCAGCGGACTTCAATGGCTGCAGCCAGTCTAGCTTTGGCGGTAGGGGGAACGGCGGCCTTTTGGTCCCTCAACGGCTTCCTTGTTCCCGCTATCGCGGCGGCCCATTGCATACTGAGCAAACGCTATGCGATGGCTGCGGCATTCATCTCGGCACTTATAATTTCTCTGGTCGTATATGTTGTATCTGGATTTGGTTCGGCGCCTGGTGGGGCGGTCCACTTGCCCAAGTTAGCGCATATCGCCGCCGTCGGGCTTGACATCGTGGGCGGGCCGTTCGCAGAGCTGATTGTACGCCGCAAAGCTTTCAAATATGTGGCAGAGGGCTTAGGATCGTTGATTGGAGCGCTGATCGTCGGAGCGCTGATCGGTCTTTTGATCGAATTGTGGAGATCGCCCTCCCCAAGGCGCGCAGCCCTGATTAGTGTGTCCCTATTTGGCTTCGGTTCTTGTTTCATGGCGGCTGTCGGCCGGGCAGAGAACTTTACAGCTCCCGCAAATCGATACGCCGTATTCGCTGTTCTTGGTGCTCTTCCCGTATTACTCATGTGGCTTGAGAAGGTAGAACACAGACGGCTCTTCACCTCATTGGCCGCTGTAGTCGTCTGCGGACTCTTCGCTATGAATACGGCAACGTGGTACCGTTTCGCGGTTAAACGCGGCACGATTGAAAGAGATGCGATTGCGGCAATCAAAGCCTCACCCGACAATCCCGAAAGCTACAGGTTGCTCTACCCATCGCCGGAAGCCATTCGAGAGCAAATAGCCTACATGCGTGAGAACGGTCTGGGGATATTCTGACTGCCGTTGTGCGACCGATGAAGGCGCTTCTAACTAGCTGTCACCTAAGCGAGGCACGCCGCCGGTATCGAGCGCAGCGTCACGGCCACGCTCCCCGACGCACGTTTCGTCGCCCTGACTTCCCTCGGGTATAATGTCGGCGTCAAGGCGGCCTGTAGCTCCAGCGTCGTCAAACTCATCAACCAAGGCAAAACGGCTGAAGGCTGCGAAGCCCTCCTGAAGTGGAACCGCGCCGCCGGCATCGTCTTTCCGGGCCTTGTCAGGCGCCGGCGGAAGGAACGCGCCTTCTGCCTCGAGGGCATCTGATGTTCTCTATCCTCGACGCATTCAAAATGGGCGCCGGCATCACCGCCGGCCTGATGCTCTATCACCTCTATGCCGTTGCGATCGGCTATCCCTCGGCGGTTCGCGAGGCGCGCGCCGGTTATGTAATCCTGGCCGAGAGGACCTCAGCCGCTGCCAAGGCGGCTGAGATGGAGCGCCAGCGCAACGCGGCGTCACAAGCCACCGAAGAGCATCGCAAGCGCCTGGCGGCCACCGAACGCGCCGAGCAGTCCGCCAGAGACACACTCGAAACCGAGATCCAATCCTATGAGCTTCAGCGGGAAAAGAACCACGCTTGCGCTGTCACTGCTGCTGATCGTCAGTGGCTGCTCCACCACTGAGCGCGTGAACAGGGCAGCGGTGATGAAGGGGCAGGCGGCGGCCGGCATTGCGCTGCCGTCTTTGCCCGACGATCTGCGCAGACAGGAGGCGCATGCGCCCGTCGTGGAAGGCGAGCCCGTCATCGCCATCCTCGCCCGCGAGCGGCAAGCGCTCAACCGCGCCAACGCCCGCCAGGGGCGCACCATCCAGTTCTATGACGACCTCACCAGCAGATATGGAACACGCCCATGATGAACGCCATCTCGCTTGCCCTGACGAATCCGATGCTGAGCGGCGGCGGGGCCGGAGATTCCGATCGCTACATGTTCTTTGCGACCCGCAACCGCATGCCGTCGGGCACGATCGTCACCGCGGCATCCGGCACGAATTATGTGTGCAGCAAAATCGTCGTCAACACGCCGCAGTATAAGACCAGAACATTCCGCTTCCACCTCTCGGGCTTCGCCTCGACGGAAGGCGGCAACGCGCCGCAGGAAACGGTCGTCACCGGCACGATCGGCGCGCCCGGCAATTCCGTGGTGGCGGATGCGATGTTCATCAGAGCCGCCGGCATCTTCTACCAATGCACCTTCGCCGGCGTGAACACGGTGACGGTGGCCGACCAGACGAACGGCGCCTGGACGGATGAACTGACCATTCCCGATGTCGATCCGGAAAGCGAAATCGAGATCTGGCTGTTTTATCACACCGCCGTCGGCGACAAGATCTGGCCGGTCTACCGCTTCCAGAAACATCGCGGCGAGCGCGTCTGGGGCGCCGGCGATCTCGCCACTCTCCTGGCCTTCAAGGACACGCCGCTCGCCGACAGCACAGCAGCGCTCGACACCAACTACGCCACTCAGACACAGCCGCAATATTATGGCCCGGACTTCATGGTCGCCAAGGGCGATTGGGATGGAAGGCCGGTCGCTCTTGCCGTCGTCGACAGCCTGGGTGAAGCGCGCCAGCAGTTTTCCGCAGCGGCCGATGCACGCGGCAATCTCGGCTGGTTTCGCCGCTGGCTCGACAAGGATGGCGGCATCGGCCGCATTCCGCATCTGATGATCGGCATGCCGGGGAACGGTTCCGTGCGCGAGCTCACCGGCACCGGTTCTGCGATCGCCACCCGGCGCTGGGCCATTCTCGATGAGATCACCGCCTTCAACAACAATAAGAAGCCGTTCACCGTCATCGCCAACCAGATGGGGCAGAACGACACGGCCGCGACCTACACTGTTTACTTCAACACCAACTATCGAAGCCTGGTCACCAGGCTTCGGGCGCGTTATTCCGGCGTCAAGATCGTCGCCTTCCCGCCGCTCGGCCGCACGGCCTCCACCCGCACAGTCACCCTGACATCGGTCGGTACCGTCGTCACCGCAACGATCGCCTCCGGCATCAACGGGTTGGTGACGGGTCAGACGGTTTCGATCTCCGGCGCCACGCAGACGGAATATAACGGTAATGTGGTCATCACGGTCACCGGGCCGAACAGTTTCACCTACAATTTCGCGGGATCTGCGACCACGCCGGCAACAGGCACGATCAGCGCCAACGACCTCTATCTCCGGGCGGAGTATCAAAGCTTTTCAACCAACAACACCTGGCCGGCGGATGGCACGGATGCTTCCGGCAAATGGCGCCTTCGTAACGACATTCTTGCGAAAACGAATGCTTGCTGCGACGAGGCGATCGACACCTACGCGGCATGGGTTTCCGGCTTTCGGGATGGCGTCTGGCCGGGCATGCTGGAGCTGCCGAGCACCGTGGTGACGGTGCAGTCGGGAACGGACGGGGTTGCGACCTACACGACGATCGAAGTGGCGGATGCCAGCATTTTCGCGCCGGAGCAGGAGATCAACACCTATGCCGGGCCGGATGGCATTGCACGCCTGTCGACCACCTCGATCGCCAGCATCTCCGGCAATACGATTACCATCTCGATCCCGCGCGCCACGGTGCTACCGGTCGGCTCCATCGTGCGCCCGAGCGTCACGCCGGATGGCGTTCATCCCTACGGCGCTGTGATCGACCGTGTCGCCAATGGCATTCCCCAGTCCGAAAAGTTGAAATTTTATCCCTAGGTGAGCACCGAGAGCGATGACATCCAATGACGATATCCTCCGCGCGCTCGGGCGTGTCGAGGGCAGGCTGACAGGCATCGAGGACAATGTCGCGCTTCTGCGC